CGGGGTGGCCGCGCCGCAGGAAGGTTGGAATGTCGAGTGAATTGGTCATTGCAGTCTCCGTGGTTTGGTGAGGCGGTTAGCTTGCCGCCTCAAGTTGATCCTCACGAACCGCGCTCGTCCAACTGCCGAAAGGAGTCCGATACTCAATCGTGTAGATGGCGCGGCCCTCGTAAACGAGAACGTCCTTGATGGTGATCTTGCGACCATTGATGCAGGAAGCGTCGTCGCGAACGATTGCATCTTGGGAAATTGAAAACTTGGTCATGGGAACCTCCGTGGTTGTGGGCGGGGCCAAAGCCCCGCCTCGTTTCTAGTGTCGATCAAGACTCAGCTTGAATTTTTGCTAAGACCCATTTGGCAAGATCGTAGGTCTTTGCCTCGTTAGAATTCATTGATGTCCTGTAACGATTGTCGCGCTTCACTGCGTTTGCGAGGTGTTCAGCCACCTCAATTGCGCTCATTTGTCTAAGGGCATCGCATGTCGGCGTGTCGAGTGATGGATATTTAACTGTCATTTCATTCTCCGTGGTTACACTATTGATGATGCAAAGACTCTATCATGCGGTGTTTACTATTGTCAACAGCATAAATAGCACTTTATGCCGCCTTGTCAGATTAGCACCGCCACTCATAGCAAGAGAAATTGACATGAGTGAAGGCCACTGCCAATTTGTCGGAGAGCTTGTCTGGGTGATGGATGAGCGGCGCAAAATCAAACGGGTGTTTTAGCGTTTGATTGTTAAGAACCAAATACAGATTCCATTTGCCGCCATCGTTGCTGATCTTCCATTCGGTTTGTTTGTCGCCGTGGTAGACCGACAAAAGCCCTTGGCCTGTTTGCTTCACTGTGTATTTCATTTCCTATCTCCTTTCGATGGCGGGGCCGTTAGGCCGCCGCCTTTACTTTGATGAGAGTGCGCTGGTGAAGGCACTGGATGTTGTAGCCGCCAGCAATGATGGTCTGAATGCTGACCGTGTGGCCAGCTACGTTGAAAATCCCTTCATAGCCGTTACTGCTATGGGTCAGGGTGAACTCAGGGATTTCGGTGATGCCTGCCTTGTTCAGAGCGGCAATGATACGGCTGTCACGGCTCTCAATGATGCCAGCAATGTTTTTGGCTACAAACTCAGCCAGCATCTGCTTGTTGCCACCGTACATCTGCTCCCACCATTTCTTGCCGCCACAGATTTCAATCTTACGCTCCATGACGCGGTGGCGGTATTCTTCACTGCGCTCACCCCACTTGCCTTTAGCAAATTCAAGGTCTTCATCTTCAGCGGCGTCAAAGTTAGTCAAGGCATCTTTAGCGGCCATAGCCCAAGCCATCTGACGCTCCAGCATCTGAGCGTTTAGTTCCTTGAAGGCTTTGTTGATCTGGTCTTGCATTTCAATCTCCGTGGTTATCTGAATGTCCTTACATCTTAATGCAGGGGTTACTATTGTCAACAGCAAAAACGACATAAAAGTGATTTTTCTCGCATATTGTTATATGGCTTGACTTAGCGTATGATTTTCCAAACTAGGAGAAGCTATGCCAATTCCAAAGCCTAGCGCTGGCGAGAGCGAATCGGATTTCATGGAGCGGTGCATGGACAATGGGACCATGCAAGCTGAGTATTCTCAACGCGACCAGAGGGTTGCTGTTTGTCTTAGCAGTTTCCGCGATGGTAGGAAGGGGACTCAAATGAAAGAGATCAGTGAGATTGAGACTGAAGACGCGCAAGTAGAGGTGAAATTTCAGACTGGGACGCTCGATCTGGCCGCAGATTTTGAATTGAAGGCGTATCTTGACGATGATGACGATGAGAAAAAAGGCCAGTTTGAAGGTTACGCCAGCGTTTTCGGTAATAAGGACTTGGGCAATGATGTGGTTGTGCAAGGCGCATTTGAAAAATCACTGAGAAACAAAGACCCCAAGCGGGTCAAAATGCTATTCCAGCACGATACCAAGACGCCAATTGGTATTTACACCGACATTCGAGAAGACAGAAAAGGTCTTTATGTCAAAGGCCAGCTTGCCATGCAGACTCAAAAGGGCAAGGAAGTTTATGAGTTAATGAAAATGGGCGCAATCGATGGCTTGTCAGTAGGCTATCGGGTAGACGCCAAAGGCTATTCTTATGATGAGCGCGGCAAAAAGCGTTTATTAAGAGAGGTTGATCTAATGGAGATCAGCGCGGTTACCTTTCCCATGAACACCAGAGCAAGAATACGCTCTGTCAAATCAGAGGTTAGGTCGGTTCGTGAGTGGGAGTCGTTCCTTCGTGAGGAAGGCGGCTTGTCGCGCACAGAATCAAAAGTAGCGGCAGGGGCCGTGGCAAAGGCTTTAGACCAGCGAGAGGTTGGCGATGAGCAAACAGGAGTGATGGATTCCATCACCAAACTCACCAACATCCTAAGAGGAGACTGATGATGTCTGAGGATATCAAAACGGCAGTCGAGGGCATGGCTACGGCTTTTGAGGAATTCAAAGCCACCAATGACGCTCGTCTGGCTGAAATCGAGAAGAAGGGTTCGTCTGACCCGCTGGTCGATGAAAAGCTGAAGAATATTGAGGCTGATCTTGACCGCTTTGAAGACATAAACCAGAAGCTGACACTTGCACAGCAAGAGCAAAAGGGCTTTAGCGAAAAGCTAGAGAACATGGAAGCGCTCTTGAAGCGGCCAGAGGTCAGCATGGAAACCAACCAAGTTGATGTGGCTGTCAAGGCGTTTGACAAGTGGCTACGCAAAGACAAGCAAGGGCTGGAGCCAGATGAGATCAAAGCTCTGACGGTTTCGGATGATACCCAAGCTGGGTTTTTAGCGCCGCCTGAATATGTCAACGAACTGATCAAGACGCTGACTGAAATCTCGCCAATGCGTACAATTGCGCGGGTTCGTCAGACCAGCCAGAAATCGGTTCAGATGCCATCTCGCACCGCGACCTTCTCTGCCGCTTGGGTGGCTGAACAAGGCACACGGTCTGAGACAACTGGGTACACCACTCAGTTGGAAGAGATACCAACCCATGAGCAATATGCTTTGGTCGATATCTCAAATCAGATGCTTGAGGATTCTGTTTTCAACCTTGAGGCAGAAATGCAGGAAGAGTTTTCGACTCAGTTCGCCAAGAACGAGGGCAACGCCTTCATCTCTGGTGATTCAGTTGGAAAGCCAGAAGGCATCTTGACCAACTCCAGCGTTGGGACGACCAACTCTGGTTCTGGCACTGCCCTAACTGGCGACGGCCTGATTGATCTGGTTCATGCTGTGAAAACTCCATATGGAGCCAATGGAACATTTATTTTCAACCGCACAACTTTGGCCGCAATCCGTGGCCTGAAAGATGGCGGAGGGCAGTATATTTTCCAAGCTGGCATGATGCTGACGGCTGGTGTGCCAAACACCATCCTGGGATATCCATACGTGGAAATGCCAGATATGCCTGATGTGGCTGGCTCTGCCAAGCCTGTTGCCTTTGGTGATTTTGCACGCGGCTATATGATTGTGGACAGGGTTTCCCTGTCCGTCATGCGTGATCCATTCACACAGGCAACGTCAGGCAATGTTCGTTACGTTGCTCGTTCAAGGGTCGGCGGTCAGGTGGTTCTGGCTGAAGCTCTTAGAACTCAAACCATCAGTGCATAGGGGGCTGACATGAAAGACCTTTCAAACTCAATCGCAACCGCCCTATCTCACAAGAGTGCTGTAACCACAGCCGCTTCCAACGGCACAGGCGTTGACCTTCAGGGTTATGAGGGTGCAACGGTGCTTGTGACTATCGGCGCGGAAGGGGATACCCTGTCAGGTTCAGTTTTCTTTGAAATTGGGCTAGAGCATTCTGATGATGATTCAACCTATACTGATGCGGTTCAAGCTGACATCGTTGACGGCACGATTGCCAGTGACGGCGTTTTCTTGAAAATCGACGGGACAGGCACCGCTGGCACGGGCGGCAATCCTGACTCAACGGGCGCTACGTATCGGGTTGGGTATCGCGGTGGCAAGCGGTATATCCGCACCACCATTGCCAAGACAGGTACACACTCAAATGGTACACCTTTGGGAACAACGGTTATCAAGAGTCACGCCCGTCACACTGGCGACAATGCGTTCACAGCGCATAACGCTTAAACAATGGGGGGCAGGGTTGACCTTGCCCCCTTTCTTTTATCGGAGAGCTAGATGGCTATAAGAATGATCAGACCAGCGGTTGGTGTGGCAAACGGTCTGGGATCAGTCACCCGCACATATGCAGAGGGCGAGGAGCTTTCTGACAACCATGATTGGGAAAAGGCCCGTAATGCCGATTTCATGGCGCGTGGGCTTGCTGAAGAAACCAAGGTGGTTGAACCTACAGAAACCAAGGCAGATGCCCCCCAGAGGGCTAGAAACGACGACGGCACCCTTAAAGCCGATGACCCAACCACGCCAGAGGTGAATGAAGCGTGGGAAGGCGGACAAGCCCCGAAAAAGCGTGGCCGTCCCAAAAAATCGTCTTAGCTTAGAGGCACAGTCAGATGACGGCAGGGAATTTCAGCCTAACAATTGAGCAAGGCGCAACTTTTTCGCTTGTCATCACCTACAAGGATTCCGCTGGTAGTGCCATCAACCTGACAGGGTTTACCGCAAGAATGTCATTGCGAACATTCATTGAAGACGCCTCTGCCATTCTTACACTGACGACAGAGAATGGCCGCATCGCTCTGGGTGGTGGGGCAGGCACAGTCACGCTTACAGTATCAGCATCAGATACAGCGGCGCTGACCGCTGGTAATGGCGTGTATGATCTTGAGCTTATTTCATCGGGCGGTGTGGTCACTCGTCTGATTGAAGGAAGCTATAGCATTGTCAGAGAGGTGACACGATGAACGATGTTACCGTGACGGATGCCATCACAAGCGTAGTTGTTGAAACTGGCAACGTCGTTGAGATATCCGAAACCAATAATCAGGTCACGATAGCTGACAAAACAAATTTGACTGTCACGCAGACAACCAACTCTGTATCCATTGAAAACGTAGAAAACAAAGTTGAGGTGCTATCTACTGCGATAGAAGTGGTGTCAGTCGGCACACAAGGCCCACAGGGGCCGTCTGGCACTGGCACAAGTGCGATAGGGGGCAAGGACGTTCCAACATCAGCGCCTTCAGACGGCGATTTTATAGTGTTTAGCTCTTCTAGCGATGAGTTTGTTTATACCCAAGAAATAGACGCGGGGACGTACTGATGGCCAACACAATTAAGATCAAACGCAACACCTCAGACTCTGACGCGCCAACGACATCTAATATAGCGCAGGGTGAACTGGCATTCACAGAAGCAACGCAGATTCTTTTCTATCGCGATAATTCAGACAACATCAGAAAGATTGGCGGTGAAGGTGCGTTTCTTAGAAGCGATACAGATGACACGATGTCAGGAAATCTTACTGTCACGGGCAATCTGACAATTGAAGGTACAACCACCACCGTTGATTCAACAACAGTCTCAATCGCTGACCCGCTATTCAAGTTGGCAAAAGACAGCACAAATGATTCTGCTGACCTTGGCTTTTACGGAAAATATGTTGAATCAGGCACTACCAAGTTTGCGGGTTTTGCAAGGGATGCAGATGATTCAGGAAAGTTTATCTTGTTTGATGGGCTTCAGACAGAACCAACATCTACTGTGAACAAGAGCGCGACAGGTTTCACAAAGCAAACTCTGTTAGCAAATATTGAAGGAAACCTAGCAGGCTCACCGCAGATCACATCACCGACCATAGTTACCCAACTGGATATGAATGGAACAGAGCTTATCCTTGATGCTGATGGTGATACGTCAATAACGGCTGATTCAGATGATCAAATTGATTTCAAAGTAGGCGGCGGCGATGAGCTTGTTCTGACTTCAGGCACGTTGAGGCCAGCGGCAGATGCTGGATTGGACTTAGGCACCAGCATCAAACGATACTCAGTTGGCTATTTTGATGCCGTTACAACCACCAACAATGTGGCTGGCTCAACTCTAGAATCCACAGTTTCAACTGGCACAGCACCCTTGACAGTAGCCTCAACAACAAAGGTCACAAACCTCAATGCTGATTTGCTGGATGGTCAATCTGGGCCAAGCAGTGCGATTGTCGGTTTGACTGACACCCAGACTCTCAGCAACAAAACGCTGACCTTGCCGCAAATAAACGATACAAGTGCTGATCATCAATATGTGTTTGCAGTTTCAGAATTAGCAGCAGACAGGACGGTCACCCTTCCATTGCTTACGGGTAATGATACTTTTGTATTCGCGAGTCACGCGCAAACCCTTGATAACAAAACGATTGATGGCGGCACATTCTGATGGAGCCTACTATTGTAGAAGCGTTAGCAAAAGCGCAGGAAGAATATTTGGGTGAGATCATTGGTAAATATCTGGAAGCCGCCGCAAGTCTCAAAGTAGCAAGGGCGACAATAGCTCAATATGAACAGGCTTTGGCTGGACATGAGACACAAAAAGAACAGGTGCGTGAGGCACAGGCCGCATTAAAAGCTATGTCTACCAACAAAGATGCTTTTGAAGAGCAAAACACAGACCTTCTGGCTGCGTTGAATACCATTAAGGGTGAGGTTGCTAATTTAAAAACAGCATTGCAGATGGAGCGAGAAAACGGCCTCGTCTGGAAAGAAAAGTTTGAAGCAACTCGTCCCAGAAAAAGAGGGCGGCCACCCAAAAAGTAGGAGTGACTTTTGGCGAATACCATTCAGATAAAACGCTCCTCAACAGGTTCTGATACACCAAGCGCAAGTGATTTGGCCGTGGGTGAACTCGCTGTCAATACCGCTGATGCCAAGCTCTTCACCAAGCACACAGATGGCTCTATCGTTGAACTCGCTGGCGGCGGCGGCGGCGGCTCTGGAGATATAACCGCTGTCACTGCGGGAACAGGGCTGTCAGGTGGAGGGACAAGCGGCGACGTTACGATCAATGTAGATACTGGCATTGCTGATGGAAAAATACCCGTCTTCACAAGCGGCGCGGCAGATGACGATTTCCTCAGAATAGACGGCACATCCATTGAAGGCCGCTCTGCGTCTGAGGTGCTTTCTGATATCGCGGCGATGCCCCTTGCTGGTGGCACCTTCACTGATGATGTGAATTTTACAGGCTTTTTGTATGACGCTCGATGGGATAAATCTCGCAGTGAATTCAGGTTAGATAGTTTTGGTAGGGTTGTGTTTGGGCCTGTGGGTGCTGGACTAGAGATTTACGCTGGTAGTTCATCTTCAGTAATTAGTGACATGTTGGGTTACGAACTAAGAATTATACAACAGACTGCTGATAAAGATATTGTGCTTAAATCAGATGACGGTTCTGATGGAATAGCAGATTACTTTAGGGCAGACGGCTCAACAGGCGCGGCAATACTTTATCATTACGGCTCCCAGAAGCTGGCAACAGAAAGTGGTGGTATCAGTGTAACTGGCGTAGCGCAAATTGACGGCAGCAACGGTGTTTCCATAGAAAGCGGCGTGGTTTCGGTAAAGAACGGCGGCACTCAATCGGAAGTGCGCCTCTACTGTGAGTCCTCAAACGCCCATTACGCCGCACTGAAGGCTCCCGCACACGCAGACTTTGCAGGCAACGTGACCTCTACCTTGCCGTCAGTAACAGGCACCCTGATAGGCACAGCTAATGCGGATGCTCCTGCGACAACAACAAGCTCAAGCGATGCGGATCATGTTCTAGTTAGTGATGGTGGTGTACTTAAAAAAATAACCCCGTCAGACTTAGGCATCGGCAGCGGCGGTGGTGGGATTACCGTACAAGATGAAGGTAGTTCATTATCTACCACGGCTACGACATTAAATTTTGTAGGAAGTGGAGTTGTTGCTTCTGGAACTGGCGCGACAAAAACAATTACGATTGCCGCAGGTGGTGGCAGTGCAAGTGATAGCTTCAAAACCATTGCCGTTTCAGGTCAGAGTGATGTGATCGCGGAAAGCTCCACAGATACGCTCACACTTGTCGCTGGAAGCAACATGACAATCACAACAGATGCATCAACTGATACCATCACCCTAGCTTCATCTGGCGGCGGCGGCGGCGGGGGCATTACAACTGGCAAGGCTATCGCTATGGCCATGATATTTGGTTAGGAGTAAGAAATGGCAAATCCAAATATTGTAAACGTAGCCACAATCAACGGACAGGTTGCGGGGCAAGTAGTTGGTACATCACTTGCTGCAATCGTCACAAATGCATCTAGCAGTGGCAAAATTTACAAAGTGAATAGCCTTATAGTAGCAAATATTGATGGGACTAACGCCGCACAGGTCGATGCCGTTGTCGATATTGGAGGGACTGATTATTACATTGCCCACACGATCACAGTGCCAGCGGATGCAACTATTGTTCTAATAAGCAAAGAGGCTCCCGTATATCTCACTGAAAACTCACAGATAGAATTAAAAGCAAATGCAACAGGCGACCTCCACGCTGTGGTTAGTTATGACGAGATTTCCTGATGCGGCTGGCAGATTTCACATTAGACAGCACAGAAAAGACAAAGCTGATTGATGTGCCAAGACAGAATAATTGGTCATCATGTCATTCTCTTTACGCGCAAAACAGTAATGCTGAGCAAGCGCAGATTACAATTAGCCAGACCATTCAAGGCGTAGAGCAAGATGCTTTTACGATGACGCTTGAGCCAAATCAGGATGAGCCTGTGCTTATTAGTGATACTCTTTTGGAGATTGAGCCTGAAAGTTTTGTTTCTGCCGTATCAACTAAATCAAATGTCACTCTCACGTTTGTGCTGGTAGATCATGAATTATAAAAATGGATCAGTAATCGGTATAAATAATATTCCAACGGTTTCAGACGCTAGTGGTGTATGGGATTTGGACGCCGTTCAACAGAATAGAGAGGACGCTACTTGGCCTGTTTTTTTGGTAAGACAGCTTTTAGATAGCTCAAATTTATCGTCAACCACTGACCCGTCCTACATTACCAAGACTTACACCTTCAACAACGGTAGTGAGATTTCTGGCACAACAGGGAGATTTGTTGTTCACCATTACGGAACAGTAGGTTTCCAGTCTGATGCCCAATATGATGATATTGTCATCCCAACGTCAGGCGGAGATGTAACATTTGATTTTGAAATTGCTTCTGGTGGCACCCAAAACTGTGAAACAACCCGCGTGAATGTAGGAAACAGTATCACCGCATATGCGGGGGCGACCTTTTATGCTCTTGCAACTGGGGGAAGCGCAAACCGATGGAACAGAGATAGTGGCGGCACAGGCTCATTCAACACGGGTAATTCAGTAGATGGCTCTGGCGATGCAAATGGATTTTATGTCTATACCGAGACCAGCGGTTCGCATCCCATGTCGATGTTTTTTAGGACGCCGTCATACACCCTCGCTTCAAGCGGCACATTTTCGTGGAGGGAGGGATATCGCGGATCACAGCTTTCGGTCTCCACTAGAGATGTTTATTGGATAGTTGACTGATGGCCAGAGATGTCACCTCAAACATGATCGCACAAATGGAGGCAGCAACCCTGCAACCATTCTTGGCGTTCAAGTTAGACTTTGAGGGTGACCCAGTTCTGGCATGGACAGGAACAGGCAACATCACCATCAATTCAGAAGAATATATCGGCACTGGCACATTCATCGGAATTGATAGTGTTTCCGAAACTGCCAACGTGCAAGCCAATGGCGTCAAAATATCTATCTCGGGGGTGCCAACCGATCTCGTATCACTAGCTCTTAATGAGAATTATCAAGGCCGTGAGGCCATTATTTATTTTGGCACAATGTCAGGCGGCTCCGTGGTATCAACCCCTTATGCTCTTTTTAAGGGATTTATTGATATCATGATCATCCAAGAAAACGCAGATATCACCACTATCGGTCTGACCGCAGAAAACAAACTTATAAATCTAGAGCAATCAAAGGTCAGAAGGTTCACAAGTGAAGATCAAAAGATAGATTTCCCAGATGACAAAGGTTTCGATTTTGTTGCTGGACTCCAAGACAAAGAAATAGTCTGGGGTACATAATGGGGTTTTTCAAAAGATTCATTAAAAATCTAACCAAGCCAGAAACGCTCATCACAGCCGCATTGATGGCGGCTGTTAATCCTGTTGCTGGTTTGGGCAAACTTGCTTCAGCGGCAATCTATGCGGCGGGTACAGCGGCAATGTCGGCGCTATCACCCGTTCCAGAATTGCCAGACTTTTCGAGTTTCACAAGCCAGAGCCAAAACAGACGACAGATGATCAAGCAGCCCACGCAACCGCGCAGGGCAGTCTATGGCACTGTCAGAGTTTCTGGCCTTCTGGCTCATATCGAATCTACAAATTCAGATAGATTTCTGCATTTGGTTGTCACGCTTGCAAGCCATGAGGTTCAAAGCATATCAGCGATCAGGCTTAATGATGTGCAACTGACGCTTGACGGGAATGGGAATTGCACAGCGCCAAGCCGATATGCGGGTTTGGTCAGGATAAAAACCCACTCAGGCACAGATGACCAGATAGCAGACACTGATCTGGTTGCAGAAAGTCAATCAGGGTGGACATCTGAACATCGCTTGAGAGGTGTCGCTTATCTTTATGCAAGATTAGATTTTGACAGAGACGCATTCCCCAATGGCATTCCTACAATCACGGCCCTGGTATCTGGAAAAAAGGTATTTGATCCCAGAAATTCAGGCACAGCGTTTTCAGCAAACGCCGCATTATGCATCAGGGATTATCTGACGGACACAAGGTATGGGGTCGGCGCGTCTTCAAGTGAGATCAATGACACAAGTTTCACAACAGCGGCTAATCTATGTGATGAAAATGTGGCGCTGGCGGCTGGTGGCACAGAGAAAAAATATGAGTTTCACGGAACCATAGAATCTTCAGAACAACCAAAACGAACAATAGAACAAATTCTGACATCGTGCGGCGGCGTGCTGTTTTATACAAATGGGCAATTCAATCTTAAAGCCGCTGGCTTTGTAAGCCCAGCAATAACGCTTGATGAAGGCGATGCCATCGGCGGCTTGCAACTGCAAACCAAGCAAAGCATTCGCGATAATTTCAACGCGGTTAAAGGGGTATTTAGCCCAGCAACAACAGATTATGTGGCGGCAGATTATCCCGCATTTCAATCATCTACATTCTTGGCAGAAGATAATAACCAATTGAAATTCTTAGAATTTAATCTGCCTTATACAACCTCTGCCGCAATGGCGCAAAGGCTTGCCAAAATAGCCCTTTTCAGAAATCGCCAGCAAGTTGTTCTCAACGGAATATTCAACCTGAAAGCATTTCAGTTAAACGTCGGCGACACGGTTCAGATAACGAATTCAAAATTTGGATTTACGAACAAGATATTTGAAGTGGCTCAGTGGGATATCCAAGCGGACGCAGGCAATGTCGGGGTATCGCTTCAATTACGAGAAACCAATAGCGCCGTATATGACTGGAATGCTGAAGAAGCAACATTTGCTCAAGACAATACCAATCTGCCAGACCCGTTTGATATCCCTGCCCCGTCAGTGGTGGCATCTGACGAGCTACAAATATTTAACGAAAAAGCCCTTTCTGTGTTGGTTGCTAATGTCACATCAGGAAATACGTTTGCCCAGCAATTTGAAGTTCAGGCCAAAAAGTCAACAGATACTGATTTCATTTCTATCGGCACCTCATCGTCGAACAAATTTGAATTGGTCGATGTCGAGGATGGCATTGTCTATGATGTTCGTGCGCGGGTGATAACGGCGCTAGGCGTCAGATCACCATTTGCCACAGTGCAACACCAGATTGTGGGCAAAACTGCGCCTCCCGCAGATGTCACAGATTTCTCTGTCAATATCATTGGAACAGAGGCCGCGCTAAGTTGGACGCCCACGACAGACCTTGATCTTTCTCATTATATTATTCGCCATTCCAGGGCGACCAGTGGCGCAACATATTCAAACTCAGTAACGCTTGCAGAGAAGATATCAAGACCAGCTAACACGGCGACGGTTCCTGCCATGACAGGAACTTATTTCATCAAGTCGGTTGATAAGCTAGGGCTTGCATCTGAAAACGCCACCTCATCGGTTGCGATCATTGAAGAAATCAAAGGCTTCAACTCTGTTACAACATCCACACAAAGCCCGTCGTTCAACGGCACAAAGACCAATTGCGTGGTGACAGATAACGCATTGGTCATGGACACAACCGTGAACTTTGACAGCGCGAGTGGCAACTTTGATGATGCGGTTGGGTTGTTCGATGGTGGTGGTGGGTCTGTTCAAAGCACTGGCACATATGAATTTGATAATGCTGTTGACTTGGGGGCCGTGTTTACAAGCCACGTGACCGCCAATATCACGGTGGAAAGGGTTGAATATCTGACGCTGTTTGATTCCGCCCAAGGTAACTTTGATGACCGCACAGGCACCTTTGATGGAGATGTTCAGGCATTCGATGACACTAATGTCGAGCTTCAAATTGCGACCACAGAAGATGACCCCAACAGCGGTTCGCCCACGTTCACGGCATTCAGGAAATTCTTTGTGGGTGATTACAAAGCGCGGGGGTTCAAGTTCAAGGCGATTCTAACAAGCTCTGATGCAGAAGCATCTCCAAAGGTCACGGCATTGTCTGTATCCATTGACATGCCTGACAGAACGGTTGCAGAAGCTGACTTGTCTAGTGGCACAGGTACAAAAACCATAACTTTCAGTCCAGCATTCAAATCGTTGCAGGGTCTGGGCATTGCCGCCCAAAACTTACAAAGCGGTGATTTCTATGTTATAACCAGCAAATCGGCAACAGGATTCACTATCCAGTTTTTCAACAGTAGTAGTGCAGGGGTGGATAGGACATTTGATTACGTCGCCCAAGGTTTTGGTGAAGTGGCGGCATAGGAGACGACATGGCACAGCATGATTTCAACATAGCCAACCAAGGCTTCCCAGCGTTTCGATCAGATTTGAACAATGCGCTTTCAGCCACGGTATCATTGTCATCTGGCTCCTCACAGCCATCCACAATGTTTGCCTATCAACTTTGGTATGACACCAGCGCCAACATCATAAAACAGCGCAATGCTGATAATGATGCTTGGATCAACCTGTTTGCCGTCAATCAAACCGCTGACACCGCTTCGCCATCCACCATTGATATCGTCAACGATTCAACTCCGCAGTTGGGCGGCAACTTGGATGCGAACACAAAAAATATTGTCTTTGGTGATAGTGCTGGAACAACTGATGATCGTCTGGTTTTTGGCGCGGGTACTGATCTTTCTATTTTTCATGACGGTACTGATTCAAATATCGTCAATGCTACTAATGAGCTGAACATCAAAGGCGATGGCATCACGCTACTGAGCAACTCAGGTGGCGAGGAATACATAACCTGTGATTTGAACGGCGCGGTTACGCTTTACCACAATGATGTTATCAAAGCCGCTACAACTGCTAATGGCCTGACCATCACAGGCACAGCATTGGCAACCACCAACACAGATACCAGCAACACAGGAAATGTCACATTGGATTTCGGTGCAAACCAGAATTTTGTTCTGACTTTAACTGGCAACGTGACACTAGATAATCCGACCACAGAACAGGTGGGGCAGTCTGGGTTCATCGTGTTCAAACAAGATGGAACGGGTGGTCGTACAGTTTCTCTAGGCACGCAATACAAAACGTCGGGCGGGGTAAACACTCTCACGTTATCATCAACGGCCAGCGCGATTGATGTGGTGCCGTATATAGTTGATGCCGCAGACAGCATCTTGCTTGGTAATCCGCAACTTAATTTTAGCTAGGAGCCTTCCATGTCAGGGCCATTTGGATCAGGCGGGTTGAATTTTTTCAGTGGGGAGACAGCCTTCTACCCGTATCTGTTGGAGCGTTCGTTGCGTTTTAACGACGACTCATCTAGTCATCTCACGCGCACGCCAACCTCTGATGGAAATCTTGACAACTGGACCTTCAGTGCTTGGGTAAAATTAGGAAACGATGTTGGTCGTTTTTTAATCGGTGCTTCTATTGCATCAAATAAATGGTTCCACATCGCCGTAAACAGCAGCAGCAAAATTGATGTCCGTCAGTTTAATGTTTCAGGATATGACTTTAGAAAAATTAGCGATAGACTTTTGAGGGACAAATCTGCTTGGTATCACCTTGTCGTCAGCTACGACAGCGATGATTCAACAGCAGAAGATAGGATAAAAGTATATCTAAATGGTGAACGAGTTACAAATTTTGGCACAAATCAAAATCCCTCCTCTGGCACAAATAGTTTTCTTAATCAAAATCATACACACACGATTGGCGCGTTTGTAAACGATAATGGGTCTTCAATTTCTAGTTTTTTTGATGGTTATCTAGCAGAAGTAAATTTAGTAGATGGCACAACTCTTCAACCTACTGATTTTGGTGAAACAAAAGAAGGTATTTGGATAGCCAAGAAATACACGGGCAGTTACGGCACAAATGGGTTTTATCTAAATTTTAAAGATGACTCAACGGTCGAGGGGTTCAATACAGTAGCATACACAGGCCCGATAGGAGCATCAGCGGCGGCAGGCACAACAGGGATAGTCACAGGTGTAGGTTTCCAGCCTGATTTCATCTGGATAAAAAACAGAACCAACGCAAATAATCACCAACTATTTGATTCGGTGCGAGGCATTGATTCAAGCGGTGATCAGGCGCTTCATAGTAATTTGACGTCTGGACAATCAACCAGCAATACAAACGGTGGTCTTTCCAGTATAGATGCTGATGGCTTTACGTTGAAGGCGGGTACTGATGGCGGCAGCGATCCATCTAATACGACAAGGTCTATTTTAGTTGGTGGTGATAACCACAACTATGTTAGCTGGATTTGGAAGGCTGGCGGTGCGCCCACAGCGACTAACAGCGCAGGGGCAGGGGCAACGCCAACCGCAGGCTCTGTAAAGATTGACGGCTCCAATCTGGGGTCTGCGCTTGCAGGCACTATCCCAGCAACAAAAATATCAGCCAACACCACTTATGGCTTCAGCATTGTCACATACACAGGCACAGGTTCCGCTGGGACAATCGCACATGGTCTGGGTGCTGTGCCAAAATGGATTATGGTGAAAAAAACCAGCGGCAGTCAGGCTTGGCAAGTCTATCATGTTGGGAATACCGTTGATGAAAATGGCGCTACAGTATCGCCAGAGGATGAAAAGTTAACACTTAACACCACGGCCCACACAGTCACTGATAGCACCACTTGGAATGACACCGCCCCAACTTCTACTGTTTTTTCAGTAGGCAGTGGCAATGGCACAAATCAATTGAATCAAACTTATGTCGCGTATCTTTGGTGCGAAAAATCTGGTTATAGCAAGTTTGACAGTTACACAGGAAACGGATCATCTACTGGGCCTACTGTAACCACAGGATTTAAACCAGCGTTTGTAATAACGAAATCTACAGAAGAAGCTCATAGCTGGTTTATAGCCGATAATACTAGAAATACGTCCAACCCTGTTAACAAATGGCTTTTTTCAGATTTATCTAATACTGAAAATGATAGTAGCGACAGAGCGGATTTCCTCAGTAGCGGTTTTCAAATTACGAATGCTAATGACAATCAAAATAAGTCTGGGAAAAATTATATTTACATGGCATTCGCTGATACGCGGGATTTCGCATTTTGGACAGACGATTCAGGAAACGAAAATGATTGGCAACCGAATAATTTAAAAAATACGGATGTCGTGCCTGACAGCCCCACCAATAATTTCGCTACGCTCAACCCTTTGCAAAGCCCAGCATCAGCCATCACAGGCTCAATATCATACAGACATGGAAATTTGTTCATCCCTACAGGAAACCGCTGTCACGTCAGGTCTACGATATCAGTGAGTTCTGGTAAGTGGTACTATGAATTTAGGCTTAACAGTATAGGAAACTCTGTCAACGCGGTGGCTGGTGTGGTTAACGCTGATCTGTCTGCAACCGCAAGTTATAACACAGAAGCGATTTTTTATAGAGGTTCTGACGGCAACAAACTGGTAAACAATACCGCTTCATCTTTCGGCGCATCATATACAAACGGCGATATCATTGGCGTTGCATTGGATATTGATGGTGATGATGTTGAATTTTTTAAAAATAACGTCACACAAGGCACCATCGCTCTATCAGGCATCAGCGGGGTCACAACATGGCAACCAATCATTGGGTTTCAATCGAGTGACAACGCAAGCAGCGGCGGCGTTAACTTTGGGCAAGATAGCAGTTTCCAAGGCTTAGAAATACCGCAAGGCAACACCGATGACAATAGCATTGGTGATTTCTTCTACGCGCCGCCTACTGGTTACCTTGCGCTATGCACAGATAATCTGCCCGACCCAGAAGTTGATCCTAACACTGGCGATAATCCAG